TCTTCCCGGCCAAGTAAAGATATACGTAAATGGTCTTGGTTTTGCCGAACAAGCACAATTGATTGATTATATCTCAAATCGTGTTCCTGTTGGAATATCCGTGGTCTACAAGCAATGATTTTATTTTTTAACAATCAGCCTGTTTCTGAACAGGTAAAAATTTCATACCTGATTGAAAGAGCCAAAGCGCTCTACGGTTCAGATTTTTATGATATAGATGATTCTTACTGGTTTGGAGACAATCTTGCCGTAAGAGCACTATTTCCATCATGGATAATGAATGCCTATGAAAACGAACCAAATACAGTTTTGGTTGTTCCAATAATCAAAAACTATCTTCGTTGGTTATTTTCTTTGGAATATGGATACGGTGCCCAATTAAACTGGGAGACACTTCGATATCCATTGAAAACAAATGCAAAATTTCTGGAAGCCTATGCTGATTTTTATTTTCCCAATGTGGACTTTTCTCAAGAACCATATGCTTCGATATTGACAAACATAAGAAAATTTTTAATTAATGCAGATGCCAATTATTTTAATGAAAAGGGAACACCTCAAGCAACAAAATATTTGATCTGCACACTTTTGGGATTTGACTGGGATTCCGTTGACGTTTTTACTGTAAACGCAGCCGTCATACAAGTAAACACTACTAGTGCAAATTCGGAAAGACTAAAGCAGTTTAGACCATTCCTAGAAGAACATGTGTTGCCTGCCGGGATGAGCATTATTTATGGGGAGATCTGATGTTTTCAAAAATGGTGATGTTTGCGGCCTCAATCGCATCGCGTGGATTTAATTCCAAGAAGATAGATGAATCAACAAAAAAATTGAGGGCTCTGTCTTGTTTTGGTCATGGTGAAATACCAGCATGTATTCATCTAAAACCTAGTAAAATCAAGGGAAAGCATTATTGTGGTAAATGTGGTTGTGGTGACCATCGCCACACTTGGTTGATAAAGGAGTCAAAATACTACTCCAAACTGGATTATCCAAAATTAGATTGTCCATTAAAAATGCCGGGGTTTTCGAATTATGATCCAAATGCATATGAACCGGAAACCAAGGCCAGAAAACAAGATATAGAAAATTTTGACCCGGATCAACTCCAATTTATTGAAATTACGATTGGATCGAATCCTTTGCAAGAAAAGATTATGGAAGACTTAAATAAGGTAATTGAAGATTCATAAATATTTCTAAGATGCCAATTACCACCCGTCAAGAATTCATTGACTACACATTAAGAACTTTAGGTGCTCCAGTCGTTCAAATCAACGTAGATCCTCAGCAGGTTGAGGATCGTTTGGAAGAAGCCCTTCGTTACATGGAAGAAAGGCACTTTGACTTCAATCAAAGAGCCCTGTTTTCCTATCAAATGCAACCACAAGACATTGCACGGAACTACTTCGATGTAAGTACCTTTGGTCCTGCTTTGGGTGCGCAAATAAGAACTGATAGTAGCGGAGCGACTTCTTATTATCCAACTGGCCAAGACATTGTTTCCATATCTAAGGTTTATACCGCTGACAACCAAGTCGGTGATTACATGTTTGATCTTAGATACCAAATGACTCTCTTTGATTTCTTTGGTCTTTATTTCAATCAGTCAGGATATCCCTCAGCGCCCATGGCGTCTTACATGGAAGCCATGTCTTATGTTAAGTTGATAAATGACGTATTCAATTATCCGATGTCTTACACATACACCAAGACAACGCAAAGATTGTTTTTGGATACCGATTACAGTAACCTTGAAGGCAAATCATATCTTTTGGTTGAAGCCTATGTAAAAATTGATTCTGATAAATTTGAAAAAGTTTGGCAAGATCGATTGTTCCAAAGATATTTTGCGGCCTTGGTGAAAAAACAATGGGCACAAAACTTGATGAAGTTTGCTGGTGTTCCATTGCCCGGTGGGGCTCAGTTGAATGCTCCTGCCATAATGCAAGATGCTGTGCGTGAGATAACTGAAATAGAAAATACATTGTTGAGAAACTACGAACTCCCCGTGGATCCATTGATTGGATAAAAATGGCAATCAATCCTTATATCAATTTAACTTCATACAATCCTGAACAAAATTTGGTTGAGGATATCACTGTTGAATTGATTCAAGGAGTTGGTCAAGATTGTCTCTATGTTCCGAGAAATGCTTTAAACATAGACAGACTATTTGGAGAAGATCCCAGTTCTTTTTTTGATAAGACATATACAATAGAAATGTATATTCAATCTTACAAGGGATTTGAGGGAACTGATATCGTTACTCAGTTTGGCATTGAAATCAAAGATAAAATATCTTTGTTGATGGCTCGGAGAAGATTCAAAGAGCAGGTTACAAACGTAGACCCAACAATAATAAGACCAAGAGAAGGGGATTTGATTTATTTTCCTCTTTCAAAATCATTGTTTGAAATAAACTTTGTAGAACATGAAAATCCTCTATACCCATTGGGAAAACTTTATTCCTATCAGATAACCGCAGAACTCTTCACATACAGTTACGAAAAGATTGCCACACCAAGTCCTGCAGTAAACTCACCATATACAACCACATTTGGTTTTACTGGTGCAACCATGATTCCAAGAAACAACATTCTTGGAACTACTGCCGGAATCAATGATATTTTGGATGAAGAAGCTTATCTTTACGACTTTGATGCAAATAATCCCGCAAATAATTGTGGATCTTAAATGAGGTAAAACCATGTTTGGATACTACTACAATAAAAGTTTGAGACGATTAGTGGTGGGATTTGGAACTCTATTTAACAACATTTATGTTTCACATGACAACAGTGGTACTGATCCAAATACTACTTTAAGAGTTCCTATTACATATGCATCACAAGAAAAATTTATTCAAAGACTTTTAAACCCATCTTCGATCACTGATGGAACAAGGATTGAGAATCAACTTCCAAGAATAAGTTATCATGTGAATACAATTCTTCCAGATCCATCAAGAAGGCGTGCAAGATTTTCTTCATCAATTGCATTAAATGCACCCGGTGGAAACTGCACAAACACTGGATCACAAATAGCCAACGAACAACCTGTGAACGTTGGAATAAATCTCTTTGTCTACACAAGACACATCGATGACATGTTGCAAATTATTGAGCAAATAATGCCCTTCTTTGTTCCAGATCATATGATAAAGATTGAACTTACAGATAATGGAGAAAAATTAAACATTCCAATTGTAATGGTTTCAAACAATTTGACTGACAGATATGAAGGTGATTTTAATAGTAGAAGAATGCACATTGCATCATTTAACTTCTTAGCCAAATCATACATATTTGGTGGTGTAGGTAATGTAACGACTATTAATACGACGGCGACTGATATTGATTTTGAATAAACATGAATATTAATAAAAATTTGGCAAAACTTTTTAATGTCCCTGAAGGACAGGATTCAGCATTGACAAAATCACCACAATCTGGTGGTACTTTTGATACTGCTAATTTTCAAAAAGATTATGCGTTGGTACAAGATAATCTGAAATCACTTATTGGAAGCGGAAATATTGCTTTGGAAAGTGCTCTAAAGGTAGCCACAGAATCAGACAGCCCAAGAGCATTTGAGGTTGTTGCCATCCTGTTGAAGACAATGGCTGATCTAAACAACAATGTGTTGGACGTTCACAAAAAGGCAAAAGACACAACAGGAACAAAGGTTGAAGTAAAACAGACAAATAATTCAGTGTTTGTTGGTTCTACCAAAGATTTACAAAATTTAATAAACAAAGAAAGAAGCACTGAAAAAGATATAATTGATTCAGAGGTTGTGAATGAGCAAAAACAACAATAATCAGGGTTATAGAAATAATCCAAATCTCAAACTTCCTGGTGTGGAGATGCAATACACCAAGGATGAACTTGAAGAGTACATCAAGTGCGCAAATGACCCTGTTTATTTTTGTGAAAAATACATTAAAGTAAAGACTTTGGATAAAGGTGTTGTACCATTTAAACTTTATCCCTATCAAAAAAAGTTTATCAACGAATTACACAAAAATAGATTTGTAATTTCTAAATGGCCTCGCCAGTGTGGTAAGTCAACCTGTGTTACCAGTTATATTTGCCATTATGTGACTTTTACTCAAAGTGTAAACGTTGCAATCCTAGCCAATCGTTTGAAAACTGCAAAGGAAGAATTAT